TGGCTCTCAATTCAGCTTAGGTGGATTTGATATTATGCCTTTCGATGTTCAACATGATGCAGAAGAACCTTTGGGTTATCTTATCAGACACAAGGAATGTGGGGTTGTCTTGTTTGCAACAGATACATATTATCTTAAATACAAATTCTCTGGACTAAACAATGTACTGATAGAATGTAACTATAGTTTAGAAATTCTTGACCATAACACAGATGCAGGATATATCTCTCCAGTACGTCGTGAACGTACAATAAAGTCACACATGAGTTATAACACGTGTTTAGAGACTTTGCAAGCTAACGGTCTATCACAAGTGAATAACATTATTCTTATTCATCTCTCCGATGCTAATAGTAATGAGTCTGAATTTGTGACAGGGATAAAGACTGCGACTGGTAAGAACGTAATTGCTGCACATAAAGGAATGGAAATAGAATTTAATAAAACACCATATTAATAATAAAACAATGACAAAGAACGAAATCATTTCAGAGGTTGTTTCTACAACTAACCTTACACGCTCACAAGCTACAAAAGCTTATGATGCAATTTTCAAGTCTATTCAGAAGTCACTCATTAAGGGTGAGAGTGTTTCACTTCGTGGCTTTGCAACCATTAAGGTGGTTAAAACAAAGGAAAGGATATCTTACCTACATGGTAAGCAGGTTCCTATTCCAGCTTGTACCACTGCAAGGCTTAAGCTCAGCATGGAACTTAAGAAACAAATGAATCAATAGTTTTAAGACAAATAACTAAGGTATGAGGAACAGAACAAGCATTTGGTTTGAAACAAGAATCAGATATGATAAGACCATGGAAGATGGTCGGAACAAAAAGGTCACAGAGCAGTACGTGGTAGAGGCTTTAAGTTTCTCTGAGGCTGAGAGGCGTATTACGGAAGAAATGTCACACTACGTAAGTGGTGAGTTTGGGGTAAAGGCTATTAAGCTTGCTGCCTATAGTGAAATATTCTTCAGTGACATCGATACTGATGACAAGTGGTTTAAGGCAAAACTTGCTTTCATCACATTAGATGAAAAGACTGATAAGGAAAAACGTACCCCTGTAACTTATCTTGTTCAGGCTGCAAGTCTTGATAAGGCACGTGCCTATGTTAAGGAAGTCATGGAGAAGACGTTGATTGATTATGATGTAATCTCTATTTCAGAGACACATTTCATTGATGTTTTTGAGCATAACAACCAATAGTTCTATGACACTTGAAGAATTAGTAGCTGCGCAAGTAGCTACAAAGCGCAAGCGTCCTTCTGATGAGGAACACCGCATACAATGTTCTTGTGTGCGGTGGTTCAACCTCAAACATCAAAGCTTAAAAGGTAGGCTGTTTGCAGTACCAAATGGTGGAAAGCGTGATGCACGCACCGCTGCTAAGCTAAAAGAAGAAGGCGTTGTCGCTGGAGTTGCTGATTTAATACTCCTTGCTCCTAATCGTTTCTACGGTGCATTACTTATTGAAATGAAGACTGCTTCGGGAAGACAAAGTACTTCACAAAAAGAATGGGAACGAATCGTAACGGATAAAGGAGAATATAAATACGTAGTTTGTCACTCTCTTGACGACTTTATTAATGAAGTCGATAACTACTTAAAGTATTATTTATAATTATGAGTCGTGCTATAAAACAAGGTCTTGAATATTTCCCTTTCGATATTGATTTCTTTCAAGACATCAAGATTAGAAAGCTAATACGCTATCAAGGTGGTAAAGCTATAACGGTGTATACCCTCCTACTCTGCATCATCTACCGTGATGGGTATTACACAAAGTGGGATGAAGAGCTGCCATTTGTTATCTCAGAGTTGTCTGGTTACGATGAACAGTATATACAAGAGGTTATTAATTGCTGTCTAACAGTTGGACTATTCAATAAAAATCTTTTTGAAACTAATAGTATTCTTACCTCCAAAGGTATTCAAGAAAGGTATGTGAATATTAATAGAACTTGTAAGCGTGGTGCCAGTGTCAATGAGTTTAGTTGCCTTGAGAAAAATGCCGAAGAAGTAATTACTCATATAAGCAAAGTAAACATCATTAATAAGGAGCCTGCATCAGAAGCACTCAACCTGGACGATGAGATAAACGAATTAAAGTCTGCTGAGGTTTGGATTGATAATCTACAAGCATTACATCACATGACAGCTGAAGAAATAAGAACCAAGCTTGATGAATTCAAATTACAATGTATCGCTGATGGGAAAATGAAACATGAAGACCTATCTGATGCAAAAAGACATTTTAATAACTGGTTAAGAATAGTAAGCAATGATAAAGTTAGATCCGACAGTAAAGCTGGACGTAGAGGAAATATACTCAAAGCTGATGCAAAGAAAACGTATTCCGAAACGTTTTAGGCTACCTTACACAGCTGAACAAGTCTATACCATGTTATATGCTTCATGTAGAGCCGAGGTTACTGCACGTATGAGAACGTTCAATGCAACTGATGGGTACAAACAGCATATATGGGAAATCTCACAATGGCTGGTGTCAAACGATAGTAAATTTGGCTTATTCTTGTCTGGAAATAAAGGTAATGGGAAAACGACTATGGTGTATGCACTTAAAGCCTTATATGCTTATGTTCACTCTGATAGTACATATACACCTGAAAGCAAAATGCACGAACTCCCCTACACAGGCTTTAGAATCATCACTGCAAAAGAGTTAGTGCTACTTGCAAAGGCATATAATAACCCGACAAAGGAAAATAGTCAAGCTGTGGGGGAATACAAGTTCTTACGAAATGTAGAGGTCCTATGTATTGATGACCTTGGGGTAGAACCACGTGAGAGTATGAACTACGGAGATATCATCACTGCTGTTACAGATATTATGATGTATCGATATCAAGAACAGTTCTACACTATCTCAACATCAAACCTCTCAGCTAACGAAATCTCAGGTTATTATGATGAACGCTTTGCAGATAGATTAAGAGAGATGGCACATATTATAAATTTTGGAAACGAAAAATCATTTAGAAACTAAAAACTTATGAACAACGAAATTAAAAATGATTACGCCTATTGTTTTGGTGTAGCTTGTAAACTCCGTAACCATTGCAAGAGATACTTGCCTGACCCTCCAGACGCTCCGCTGTGGTGGGTGCCTGTTGAGTATCGAGAAGAAACTGGAACATGTGTTCACTTCGAGGAGAATTATAAAGATTAACTAAACCAAAATCAATATGACACAGAAAGAAATTGAAAAAGTGAACTACATTTTGAAGCGGAAATATAACATATTTCACGCTGATTTAATAACACGTGCGATGCAAGATGAACGCATATCCGTAAATCAATTTGAGATTGGATGCAATCTGATTGGTCTCGCAGAGGAACAAGACAATGACTATTTCGTGCCAAGTGGTTGGGAGGAAGTGTAATATGAAACAGGAAGATTTATCTCTGGTGTACGCTTTGAAAGAGTATGCCAGAGTAAATGGGAAAGGCGGTCCTATCATTGAATATAATAGGTGCTTTACTCTTGACGACATCAAGGCAGCTTTCAACGCAGGGCGTGAGAGCGTGGTGGAGAGTTTGCCTGCATTGGAGTGGAGGGAGGAAATTTGTAAAGATAAATACTTCTTCGAAGCATACGCACTGGGGGTATACTATTTAATAATATTAAGAGATTCCGAGTTTCGCGTAGCCTGTAATTATAGGCATTTTGCTTCTTACACGTCTCTTACCGCAGCTAAGCAGGCAGCAAACGAGGACTATAAACAAAGAATTAAACAAGCATTGGGATTGTAAAAGAAAAGGAGCGTGCCAGTGAACACACTCCCGGAAGCTAAAGCAATTTACGCTTTTACAAAGAAGTGAAAACAAGTACCCGTTTTAGGGTAGATGATTTTACCTGCTTTCGTTCTAATGAACCTACAGAACACTTCTTTTAGTCCGCTTTCTTGTTGCAATTTATTCATATGGAGACTTCCTCCTTTCTCGGCTACTGCAACTATAGCTTTATTGCTATAGAAGTCTTTGCGTGATGCCGACACGCAAAGAAAAACCCCCAGCACTGGTCTGAGGGCGATGTCTTTTCTCGAAGCAGAGAGCAGACGCAGAGGTGTGGCATTAACGCCTTTTGGAGGATTTCTCCGAATAAATTGCAGTGCAAAGATAGAAATTAATAAATAATGAAACAAACAATTTAAGTTTTTTAAGTCGTAAAAGTTAAACAATTAACAAAACGACACCTAATAGTTATGAACGGAATA